TGGAGCACGATGATGTACGCTCAGTTAGTATGGGCGTGTCGGGAGAAGACTTGTTACTTAGTCCAGCAGCCAGACGGAAGTTACCAATCAGTTTGGAATGCAAGTCCAGAGCAGCTATCTCAGTATACGGTTATTACGAACAAGCAAAGACAAATGCAGGAGGGCACGAACCTGTCGTTGTTATTAAACAGAATCGGTCCAGCCCTCTTGTAGTCGTTGATGCTGAGTACTTTTTTGATTTACTAAGGAGCAAGCATGAGTAATGTATATCGTTTTATTTATGATTCAGAGAAGGGTGAAGGTTATGGAACCTGTCCTGAAGCAAGCACTATTAAGGCACGGCACTACTTCGAGGACGGTATCACATGGGTTCCTATCCTGTGGCAGTTTTGTAAATTTCTAGAAAGCACTGGCTATGTGGGAGTGTGTGATAGGGTTCTCATTAAAGACCCATATGGCATAGAGGCTAACACGCATCTGTTTGAAACTATTGGTCCTGATGATGTTATTGTTAAGACTGAGGCTCAAGACGAGGAAGAGGAAGAATAATGACTGTTCATGCCATAATCCCAGACTGTCAAGTCAAGGACGGTGTTGATCTAAGTTATCTTACCTGGGTTGGAAAGTATCTCGTAGAAAAGAAACCAGATGTGATTGTGCAGATTGGCGACTTTGCTGATATGCCAAGTCTCTCCAGCTACGATGTAGGTAAGAAGAGCTTTGAGGGCCGTAGATATAAGACAGATATTGAAGTAACAAATAAAGCAATGGAGATGTTACTAGCTCCGATTAAGGAACACAATGAAAGAGCACGAAGAAATAAGGATAAGCAGTACCGACCAAGAATGGTTCTCACTCTCGGAAACCATGAAGAAAGAATTTCCAGGGCTGTCGAAGGAGATCCTAAACTTGACGGAACTATTAGTCTCGATGATCTTAGATACGAACGTCATGGTTGGGAAGTTGTACCGTATCTTGAACCTATTGTCATTGATGGCGTTGTGTACGCTCATTACTTTACTTCTGGCGTTATGGGGCGTCCTGTAACATCCGCTGCTGCGCTACTGTCCAAGAAGCATATGAGTGCTGTGATGGGCCATGTGCAGAATAGACAGATAGCTTATGCTAACAGAGCGGATGGATCACAGATTACTGGGTTGTTCAGTGGCTGCTGCTACCTACATGACGAGGATTATCTGGGCAGTCAGGGCAACAAGTACTGGCGTGGTATCTGGATGCTGCACGAGGTTAATAACGGCAGCTTTGATGAGATGCCTGTGTCTCTAAACTATCTGAGGAAAAAGTATGAGCATTGATAACGCAACACCTGAAGAGTGGAACCGAGCAGTGTGGCAACAGCCTACTACACTTAAAGACTACATCAAATCTAAGCAGGTTGGAGGCAGTCACTATAAAGGAAGTATCGAACCTTGGGAAGCAATGCTAGCATGGGGCTTAGACCCTTGGTCCTGTAATGTAATCAAGTATGTACAGCGACACAGGAAGAAGAACGGTAAAGAAGATTTAGAGAAGGCTAAGCACTATCTTGAATTTATGATTGAGAACTACGATGCCGTTGGTGACAAGTACTACAAAGATTGACTGGTCCAATGCTGATAGGGACTACAAGAAAGGACAGAACTTAATCCGCAAAGGTGATTGGGCAAACGGCTTTAAACTTCATGAGCTTAGAGCCTTGCCTGATGCTTTCTGGAACCCTACTGCTAAGTTCCCTGGTGTTAGGACTAACTTTGACAGAGCGCCTATCTGGATGCCAGGACAGAGTATCAAAGGCCGCAATGTAATTATCTGGTCAGAGGCTGGTTGGGGAGACATGATCCAGTTCTCTCGCTTCATTCCTTTGATTAAGCAACTGTCCAGTGGTGTGCATTGCGTTTACCCAGATGCTATCTCAGGGCTGCTGAAGCGCATGGATAAGTCAATCATGTATAGCCAGCAGTCTAGGGATTGTCCTCCTAGTTCATACAGAATAAAGATGATGTCGATGCCTTATCTTCTGATGGAGCATGGAGTCATTGAGGCAAAGCCTGTAGACCGCTGGTATGGTGCAGAGGGACTCTATCGTAATCCTGATATAGTTAAACCTGTACGGTCTAAACCACTGGTAGGGATCTTCTACAGCACAGACAACAAGTCATGGAACATGGCTGCAAAGCAGATACCGAAGGATATAGTAGATGACTTTGTAGCCCGTCACCCAGAGTTTGACTTTGTGTCCTTGCAGTTAGGCGAAGGATTCCTAGATAGTCCTGTATGGACAGCAACTGCTGATAAGTTACAGACCTTGGATGCAGTTATCTCTGTGGACTCAGCAATTGCCCACTGTGCTGCTAGCGTAGGTGTCAAGACACTGGACCTAATAGGTGATGAGACAATAGCGTGTTGGCGCTGGCATCCAGTCGGAGAGACTACTTACTGGTACGACAATATGACCACTGTCTGGTGGGATAATTATGCAGATTGGGACACAGGTTTAGAGAAGGCACTAAGTTATCTGGACAAGCCTGTAGTAAAAAAACGTGGACGACCTAAGAAAAGTGTGGTATAATATATGATCCTAACATTAGAAGAGATTAAAGAAAGGATGAAAAGATGGGATGAACTGTCCCTAATTGAGGAGCTATCAATTCGTTCTGAGGATATAGTTGAACGATTTGATGATATAATAGAAGAACAAGCAGATAGATTAGAAAAACTTGTAAACTGGGAAGACGAATAATATGGACTACTATCAACAATTCATTGCTAAATCACGATACTCTAGGTTCCTGCCAGAGTTAAACAGGCGAGAGCACTGGCATGAGTCTGTCAATCGGTACATGGTGTTTATGTACAAACACTTACAAGACAAGCACAACTATAAGATGCCTGATGATTTGTATAAAGAAATCAAAGACGCAATCATCAACCTTGAAGTCATGCCTTCGATGAGGGCTATCATGACTGCAGGCAAGGCGTTAGAGCGTGACAACACTGCTGGCTACAACTGCAGCTACCTTCCTATCGATGACCCTAAAGCCTTTGACGAGGCCATGTACATCCTGCTATGTGGCACAGGCGTAGGCTTCTCTGTGGAGCAAAAGTATGTTAATGAATTACCTGAAGTGCCAGACCAGTTGTTTACTTCTGAGACTGTTATTTCTGTTGCAGACTCGAAAGAAGGATGGGCTAAGGCGTTACGCCAACTCATCGCTTTATTATACTCTGGGGAAATTGCAAAGTACGACCTTAGCAGAATCCGTCCCGCTGGAGCCAGACTCAAAACTTTCGGAGGACGTGCTTCTGGGCCAGGACCTTTGGATGAACTTTTTAGATTTGTTATTGACAAGTTCCGAGGAGCCGTTGGTAGGAAACTCACATCACTCGAGTGTCATGATATTCTCTGCAAAATCGGGGAAGTTGTTGTTGTGGGTGGAGTCAGACGATCAGCAATGATTAGTCTGTCAGACTTAGAAGATGATAGGATGCGTCATGCAAAATCAGGAGATTGGTGGACACACAATGGACAAAGAGCACTCGCTAACAACTCAGCAGCTTACGTCACTAAACCAGATATTGGACAGTTTCTTTCTGAATGGACAAGCCTTTATAACAGTCACTCTGGAGAGCGTGGTATCTTCTCACGAGCCGCAAGTAAAAGTCAGGCTAAGAAAAACGGGAGGCGTAATGGAGATTTTGACTTCGGTACTAACCCCTGTTCAGAAATCATACTACGACCATACCAATTCTGTAACCTTACAGAAGTCGTTGTACGGGCAGAAGATACTCCAGAGTCACTATCTAGAAAAGTTCGAGTAGCTACTATCCTGGGTACATTCCAGTCTACTCTGACGCACTTCCCTTATCTGCGTAAGATTTGGAATAAGAACACAGAAGAGGAGCGACTGCTTGGTGTGTCCTTCACTGGCATTCTTGATAACAAATGGATGGGAGAGGTAAGTGACAGCACTGCGAAAACTCTTGAACAGTTACGGGAAGTCGCCGTTAGCACCAACGCAAACATTGCAGCAACTCTGGGAATCCCTGTGTCTGCTGCTATTACTTGTGTTAAACCTTCTGGCACTGTGTCTCAACTTGTTAATTCTGCCTCTGGTATTCATACTAGACATAGTGACTATTATGTTCGGCGTGTTCGTGGCGACAAGAAAGACCCGCTGACTAAGTTTTTGACAGAAGCAGGTATTCCTACTGAGGACTGTGTGATGCGTCCAGACAGCACTGCTGTGTTTTCTTTCCCAGTGAAAGCACCAGATAATGCTAGGACTCGTGAGCACTTAACTGCTTTGCAGCACCTGGACCTGTGGCTAATGTATCAACGGCACTGGTGTGAGCACAAGCCTTCTGTCACTATCTCTGTTAAGGAAGATGAGTGGATGGATGTTGGAGCGTGGGTATGGAGGAACTTCGATGAAATCTCTGGTATATCGTTCCTGCCTTGGGATGGGGGCACTTATCGTCAAGCACCTTATGAGGAGTGCAGCAAAGAGCAGTACGAGGAACTTCTTGCTAAGATGCCTAGCGATATTGCATGGGATAATCTTAAGGAAGAAGACGATAATGTCGAAGGAGCACAGACCTTAGCCTGTGTAGCTGGGCACTGCGAAATATGACAATCGAACTAAGTTTAATTGCTGGTGTTATGATGGGTATTGAATTTGTCCAAGACCCAGAGGACGGTACAAACTTTGTAGTAGTAGACTTTCTGTTTGTCCGTATTCTATTTGGATGGGGTTAGATACAAAGCCATCTCGTCTTTCCTGCGCTTGACCAATCCAGGTAGCTCTTTGCCGCCTGCTTTGGTCCAAGCCATGAAGGCTTCTGCTGCACCGTCATAGTCTCCACGGTTGTGTTTCATCCTTATTGTAGAGCGTTGGAGATTGCCGAGGCCAACATTGAAAGAGAAGGAAACGAGGCTGTCAAAGCGAGACTGAGTAAGACCAGAAGGACACAATCGTAGTACGCCTCGCTCGAACGTAGCCAAGTCGTTGGATAGGATCTCGTCCACTTCTGCCATTGAAAGGGTTCTGTCCCATCCTGGGGGAATTGGTAGGTTCTTTCGCTCATCTAGCTTTACTCCAATATGTGTGGAATCAATGACATGACCAACGCCAACAGTCCATAGAAGTGCAGGACAACGATAAGGGCGAGTCCTAACGCCTTCATGGTGTTTTATCATGTCGATGCATTCTTTTGATACTTTCATTTCTTAAAGCTCTGAGTACCAAACCAGAAGGCAATCACGCTTGAGAAGATGATAGCGCTGTCCTCATCCCAGAGGATTGACATAGCCTGCTCGAAAGGCACACCAGTCTTCCAGGCGTAGAAGAAACCAAAGATGTTGACAAAGAGCAGCATCACGAACATACCATAAGTAATCAATGGACGTACTGATGCACGCAGGTTAATAACCCACTGCGAGGCTCCTTTACCAATCTCGATGTCATGTGCGTACAAGGCTTGCCTCTCTTGCACCTGTGTCTGCATGGCTATCTGATCTGTCCTAATCTCTTCTATCTTCTGCTGTGCCAAGAAGCCACGCTCTGCCATCTGTAGCTCACGCTCAGTCTGCATACGAGCCATATCAAGCTCATGCTTCTTATCTGACCTATCTTGGAAGAAGTCTAGGAACTTGGGCAGACCGCCCATTAGGAAGGACACAAGAGTAGATAGTAAAGTAATCATTACATTAGCCCCATAAATTTAAATACACCATACACACACCCAGATACAACCAATATCCAAAACATCTCTCGTCTTGTCTCCATACGCTTGCGATAGAAGTCATCGTTTAACTCTAAGTGCTGCTTACGCATCTGCGTGATAAGGGACTTAACCTCAGAGACAGCAGCCCTGCCATACTCCTGCTCAATCTGCCTGTACATTTCCTGCTCTGCGTCCCTAATCTGCCTGATGATTTTGTATTCTTCATAGGCGGTCATGAACATCATGTCACCACGGCGTTCAATCTGCTGCTGCTTACGCTTCCAGGCTAGTCTTGCTTTGGCTTCTTCGTCTAGGAAAGCATTGACTTCGTTAGCAGTTTCTTTAATCTCCCTGCCAACTTGTACAGCTTCTTTGATGCCAGAGAGTGCGGCTCTGGCAGTTGCGGCTGGATCGCTCACTTAATTACTCTTGCTCTTCTTGAGGCACTTCACCTCGACTCTTTAAACGCTGGCGTACAAACTCATTACTAAAGTCTGAATCTGTCTCCATCTTTTCGCCAAAGATAATATTTGTTGCTGCAGCACGCATACGCTCTGCTACTCGTTTCATAATAAAATTCTTTTGAGCTTTAGTATACTGATTAAATGTAGGATCAGCAATGACTTGTTCTAGTTCTTGACGAATCATTTCTCCAGATAGTTTTGAGTATTTTTCATAGGTAGTTTCGTCAAGTTCAACACCTCGAATTTTCTTCTCTGGTTTGGTGTATGTAAAGCCAACATCTTCAATTACTTTTTGTAGTGGTGTTTGAGTAGCTGCTTTAGTAGCAATACCTAGTGTACCACTTACACCGTAGCCAATATTTTCTTTAGGCTGGCCTAAGATATCATACTTAACTGGAAGGTCTGTTCGTAGTCCAGGAATTCTGTTTGCTAAAGCAGAACCAAATGTTGTTATCTCACGCTGAACTGGGTCAGTACCACGAGCAAACTGAGCTACAACTCCTGGCACTAATAAGCCAGCAAAGCTATTAATATAAGAACCACCATATCTATCTGGATCATGCACTGCTTGTAGCAATCCAGTAATACCTTCTAAGAATGTTTTAGATGTAAGATTTTTTGTAATAGCCAGTACAGCATCAACTGCAACCTTCTCTGTTTTTTTGTCTTTGTCTGGTGTTTTAAGGTAATCAATAGTAGTCTCAACACCATCAGCCACAATACCTAACACAGTAGCAAGCGGTTCGATACGGGCGTAAGAGTACCAAGTATCTCCAATCTTAACAGAATACTCAGGTATTTTAGCAGCTATCATAGCTTCTCTACGGCCTGGGTCTTTTGGATAACTGCCTGTTAAGTTTTGATCAATAACAGCCTTAGCAGCCATTCCAGTTAAACCTGCACCAATTAACAACCTAGCCGCTGCTTCATCTCGGCGTCCTTTGAAAGACTTCATAAACAAACCAGCACCAGCATATGACAAAGCGTCTTTAAGAATATTAATAGGTGTCTTAATAAACGGAGCAATGAACACTAACTCTGGAACCTTAGCCTTTGCTCTTAGCATCATGTTCCCAATCTCGCCAAGTTCCTGCTGGAATGTTTGAATCTTAGAAAAGTTTATTAGCTCATCAACTAAATCTGGCGATAGTTTTTTAAGCTCTTGTTGCCATACTCGTTCATTGCCTATTTTTGTAGGATCAGAGATGTCAACTGTACGAAGTTT